TAATTTCCCGTCTGAAAGTCAACAATCCTGTCCGCCTCAACGCCAATCTCAAGAATCTTCTCACCATCCTTGATCACTGCCACTCTATCAGCATACTCTAAAGCAAGCTGAAGGTCATGATGAACCATTATTGCAGTAAGTTTCATTGTAGATTGTGCTTCTGCCAAAACATCCATGATCTCTCGTGCGGTTATATGATCCAACTCGGAAACAATTTCGTCTGCAAGAATAATTTCTGGTTTTTGAACAAGAGCTCTTGCTATTGCAACTCTTCTCTTTTCTCCACCACTAAGCATGTAGACCTTCCTCTCAGCTTTCCCCTGAAGACCAACTTGTTTTAGAATTTTTTTAGCATTCTTAATCTCTGAATCAGAAAAATTTTTGAAAAACGAATTGAATCCATTAACACGAGGTAAAGCCCCAATCAAAATATTCTCAAGTACTGTAGAATTTTTTATCAAGCCAAGATTTTGTGGAATGTAACCAATCTTATGCATAAATGGTTTGAATTTTCTATCAGATGTATTAGGTACTTTGTAATCAACTAGAACTTTTCCCTTACTTGGGTGCATCATCCCGTTTATCAATTTCAACAAAGTGGATTTACCAGAGCCAGATTGTCCAACAATTGCATAGTTGGCTCCTCTGGGAATTGATAATCGGATATTTTTTAGTACATAATCCTTTGAATCGTATGAAGCAGAAACATCATTCATCTGAACAATTGACAATGTTGATATTGATTTGGATGTGGATCCTTTTTGTTCTTGCATATTAATCAATTATTTTGGAAGATCGTAATTCTTCTTATCAAAAGTTGCTTTTTCAATTCCAGGTAAGAGATCTAGATATTGCCCAAAGTTACCAATGTGCATTTCAGCAGTTGTTGGTAATAATGCATCTGCACCATAAACATCTTTTAGGATTTGGTTATAATCCTGATGATTTAGTTTCACCATAGAATCCACCAAATGTTGTTTTGTCTTATCTGAAAGACTATCTGATACAACAAAAACATGAGATGGTACTAGACCGAGTGTATCAACTTTTTTGAGTTGGGCTTGCTGTTCTGGAGTCAAATATTTTTCTGGAGCAATATCAGAGCCAAATGCCATTTCAACTGAGCCGTTCAAGAGCAACTCAAGTGCTGCTTTGTATCCTCCACCAAATACATGATATTCAAATGAATCATTAAGTGCTTTTTTTAATGCAACAATGTCATCTCCATCTACTGTGATTAAACCACGATCAACTAGTGTACCAACCGGTCTAACAAATCCTGATGAACCAGTAATGCTAGTAAATGCTACTTTGTTTCCAATTGCTTCATCAATTGATGAATAATTTGAATCAGCTCGCTGCCAAACTGTAGCATAGTAACCCACTTTACCTTTCTTTACTTCAGCCATCATTACATCAGAATTTGCCCTATCATGAGCAATCCAGCCAGGACCTGTGTCCATGAATGCGGCGTCAATATGTCCAAATTTTAGTCCCTCAATGATTATTTCATAATTTGTTGGTACAACAATTTTGACATCCACTTTTCCATTAAATTCAGATTCCAAAAATCTTGCAAGAGATTCAGCCTTTGGTGATAGTTCATCTGCTTTTTCAGATGGTATGAAACCAATCGTGAGTTCAGTGATGCCAAAGTTTTGTGATGATATATCAATAATTCCAGAATCAATCAGATATTCCATCGAGTTAACAAATTCTGTCTCAGAAATCTGATCATCTGCCCACCAGCCTGCTGTATTTTTAACCCAAGATGGGACTTCCTGTGACTGTGAAGACTCAGACGTTTCAGTATATGGTATAACCATTATCCCTTCCTTAATCAGAAATTTAATTCCTTGAAGAAATGCTGAATCAGGAATTTGATCCGAAGCCCACCAGCCTGCGTTGTTTTTAATCCAGCTTGGAACTGTTGCTTCCTGACTTGAAGCAATAGGAACCATTAAAATTCCAACTAGAGAAACTACAAGAACAAAAATCAGTAGATGCCTCATCGTGATATATTAAATTTCGATTTAACAAATAAACTAATCTAGCGTAATCCCCATCTGGTCATAACCTTGTCTTCAATTTTCTTAAAGACAACGCCATCAACAAGTATACCAATTCCCATTATTACTAGCATTATTGCTATGACCTGAGATACATCATTAAGCTGACGACCTACATTAAGAAGGAAGCCAAGACCTAGGAATGAGAATAAAAGCTCAGCACCGATTACACCTCTCCAGGCAAATGCCCAACCCTGCTTGAATCCAGATATGATAAATGGAAATGCTGCGGGAATTAATATGGAAGTTATAAGTTGACCTTCTTTCGCACCCATGTTTCGTGCAGCTTCAATGTAGGAAGGATTGATGTTCTTTACACCAGTGTAAGTATTGATGGTTACGGCAAATATCGCACCAATAGCTACGACAAAGATAATTCCAGTGTCCGTGAGACCAAACCAGAGAATGGCAAGTGGTACCCAGGCTATGGATGGAATTGACTGTAGCCCAAGAACCAAAGAACCAATTGTCTGATTAACAGTTTCGATTCTTGCCATGAAAATTCCAAGTACCAAGCCACCAGCAATAGCTATTGATAAGCCGACAATGAGCCTCAATAAACTAGTTCCAATTCCAAAAAATAAACTTCCATCAGAAACTCCATACGCTAGGTCTTCTACAACATCTACAGGTGATGGGAAAATATTGTCAGGCCAAATATCTGCACTGTCAAGACCCTGCCATACTATAATTATCATTGCGTAAAAGCCAATTTTTTTCGCAAGTGTACTTGATTTCATTTTTCTAACCTACTTTTTGACCTCAGGTCGTAATTCTGCCAAAATTTTTTGCTGATATGGCAAAAGATTTTCGTCTTCTGATATCCTAGGACGTTTATAATCAATCTTGAATTCCTTCTTAATCTTTGCAGGTCTGTGAGTAAACACCAAAACACGTGTACCCAACATAACTGCCTCAGCAACATTATGAGTCACAAAAACTATGGTTTTCCTTGTCTTCTGCCAGATTAACTGCATTTCCACTAGCAAGAGATCTCTAGTCTGTGGATCAAGTGCTGCAAACGGTTCATCCATGAGTAGTACATCAGGTTCCATTACCAAGGCTCTAGCTATGGCAACACGTTGCTTCATTCCAGTAGAAAGCTGGTAAGTGTAAGAAGTTGCAAATTGTGTAAATAGAGCTTACTCTGATATAGTAGATGCTGTTGATGATTGGTCATGGTTAAGTGCTGATGAACCTGATGACCCTTATTATGGAAATACTGTTATTGCAACAGAAGTTGGAAAAAGATGGTATTTATCAAAAGCTGGTTCTACAGGTGTAGATGGTGATTTTGATTCAGTAAATTGGGATATGTTTACTCTTGTAGATACTGCTTCACCTTATACAATTAATAAATTAGCTTTTACAACTTTAACAGTTTGGAGAAATAGCTATGCAAAAGCAGAAGAAGTTGATGCTAGAACTTCTCAATATGGAGTACCATTAAGAGTTATAAGAAGTTCTGATGGTAGAAGATTTGGATTATCTCCTATACCTGATAAAGTTTATAACATACATTTCTTTGCATACAATAGACCAACTGCTTTATCTGCAGATACAGATACAGTTGCATTTCCAGAACAATACAAACCAGTTTTATTAGCAAGAGCTAGATATTATATTTATCAATTTAAAGATAATATAGCTCAATCACAATTAGCATTAGATGAATATAAAAAAGGATTACAGTCAATGGCTGATAATTTAAATTCACCACAACCACAATATATGTCAGATGTAAGATTTACATATTTGTTACCATAAGGAAAATTTAAATGCCAACACAAGGAGCTTCCATTACAGTTGCAGGAGGTTTAGATTTAGTTTCAAGTGCTCATGCATTATTTAGAACACCTGGAGCAGCAACTATTTTACAAAACTTTGAATCAGCTACTACTGGTGGCTATCGAAGAATAAATGGTTTTACAAAATGGGGTGGAGGAAGTTCAACCAGTCCAAGTGGTACAACTACAGATGCTATAAACGGAATTGTTCCATATGCTAATGGAGTTATTGCTTGTCAAGGTAATAATATTTATTGGAGTACAGATGGTATTACTTGGCTTCAAATTAATAAAGATACTTATAAAAGTTTAACTGGTACAGTTGCAGTAACTGCAAGTTCAGCAGCAGTTGTTGGAACTGGAACATCATTTACAACTGAGTTAGCTGTAGATGATAGAGTAAAAATTAATAGTATTACATATAGAGTTTTATCTATTACCGATAATACAAATTTAACATTAGATATTGAAGTTGTATCTACTGTTAGTGGTCAAACTATTTATAGAAGTGGAATGACTTCTGCTGAAGTAGCAAGTGCTACAACAGTTGCAAGAACAAATCAAGCTAATAATCAGTTTGCTAACTATGAATCAAATGGTGCTTATGGAACTTTATATATTGTTGATAGCACCAATAAAGTAGCTGAATTTCAGATTACAACTTCAGGTGGAGTTAATACTTATTACTTTGAAGAACTACAAAGGTCAGCTCCAGTTAATCCTAAAAGATGTACTATCTTTTCAGAACGATTAGTTGTAGCTGGACAATCTGTCTCAACAAGTACTGTTGCTTATAGTAGCCGCTTAAAACCTTATGATTTTGAAGCTACTGGTTCAGGAGCAATTGATGTTGGAGATATTATTGTAGGGATTAAAGTTTTTAGAAATACTCTTATTATATTTTGTAAAAATAGTATATTTGAGTTGACAAGTCTTGATTCTGACACTATACTTAATCTATAACCAAAAATATAGGTTGTATAGATGGAAATACAATTCAGGAAATAGGTGGAGATTTAATTTTTCTAGCACCTGATGGTTTAAGAACAGTTGCTGGAACAGCTAGAATTGGTGATATTGAAATTGGTTCTATTAGTAGAAAAATATTACCTTTAATAAATGAAATTTTAGATAATGTTGCTGACTATACTCTTTCAAGTATGGTTATTAGAGAACGAAGTCAATATAGATTATTTTATTTTCAATCAGGTCAAGCAGATTCAAGTCAAAGTGGAATTATAGGAACATTTAAATTTGATGAACAAGGAATTCCTGCTTTTGAATGGAGTGAATCAAAAGGATTAGTAGTGAAAACTTGTACTTCAGATTTAAATACTTCTAATGAAGAAGTTAAATTTAGTGCAGATGAAACTGGTTATATTTATTTACATGATAGTGGAGATAATTTTAATGGTTCCAATATTGATGCAAGATTTCAAACACCAGATATGGACTATGGAGATAATGGTTTAAGAAAAAGTCTTTATGCTGTTAAAGCAAATATTAAACCAGAAGGAACACAAGACGATTTAAAATTAAGAATTAGATATGATTTTGAATCTACAGATGTACCTCAACCTGGAGAATTTAGTGTTGGTACTTTAAATAGAGCATCCTTATATGGAACTGCTTTATATGGAAGTGGAACATATGGTGCAGTAGTTTTACCAAGTAAAAGAATGTTAGTAGTAGGAAGTGGATTTTCAAATAGTTTTAGATTTTTTAGTGATGATACAAATGCAGCTTATTCAGTTAATGGATTATTCGTATCATTCATAGCAGGAGGAAGAAGATAATATGGCAGGTTATACACGACAAAGTACAATCACAACTGGTAATACGATTGAAGCTTCAGATTTTAATAATGAATATAATCAATTATTAGCAGCATTTGTAAATACAACTGGACATAAACATGATGGCACAGCAGCCGAAGGTCCTGTTATTTCTGTACTTGGAGATAGTGGAGTAGTTACTCCTTTAAATAAAATTTTAGTTGATACTGCTAGTAATCATTTAGAATTTTATGTAGATGTTTCTAGTGCTGCAGTTCAACAATTAAGAATTCAAGATGGAGCAATCGTTCCAATTTTAGATAATGATATAGATGTAGGTACAAATCTTTTAGAATTTAAAGATGCATTTTTTGATGGTACTGTAAATTTAGATACTTTAGTTATTGGTACTTCAACTGGTGTAACATCTGTTGATACAGATTTAACTTCTGCTTCATCAAGTGATGATACTTTAGCTTCTGCTAAAGCTATTAAAACTTATGTAGATGCAGTCCCTGTCGGAGACTTAACTGCTATTGTTGCAGGAAGTGGTTTAACTGGTACATCTTTATCAGGACCTATACCAACTTTAAATGTAATTGGTGGAACTGGTATAACTGCTAACGCAGACGATATAGCAATTGATTCAACAGTTGTTACAAAAACAGGAGCACAAACTCTTGAAGATAAAACTCTTACAACTCCAATTATTTCTAGTATTTCAAATACTGGAACAATAACTTTACCTACTTCAACAGATACATTAGTTGGTAAAGCTACTACAGATACTCTTACAAATAAAACATAAACAAGTCCAGATTTAGATACAGCAAATAGTGGAACAGCTTTTAAAGATGAAGATACTATGTCTTCTGATTCAGCAACTGCTGTAGCTTCTCAACAATCAATCAAAGCTTATGTAGATGCAGCTCCTGTTGGAGACCTTACATCTATTGTAGCAGGAACTGGATTAACTGGAACAGATTTATCAGGACCAATTCCAACTTTAAATGCAATTGGTGGTAATGGTATAACTGCTAATGCTGATGCGTTAGTAATTGACACAACAGTAACAGTTGATAAAACAACAGCACAAATTTTATCATCTAAAACATTAACTAGCCCAGTTTTAAATGGAACACTTAGTGGTACAGCATTTTTAGATGACGATACTTTAGCGGATGATTCTGCTATAGCAGTTGCATCTCAACAATCTATTAAAGCTTATGTAGATTCTCAAGCCCATTCTGTTACTCCAAGTAGTACAACTACATTTACAAATAAAACAATAGATGCAGATGGTACTGGAAATAATATTTCAAATATTGATAATGCAGATATTAAAGCTGCAGCAGGTATTGATGCAACAAAGATTGCAGATGGTTCAGTAAGTGATGCAGAGTTTCAAAGATTAGATGGACTAACTTCAGATATTCAAACACAATTAGATTTAAAAGCAACTTTAGCTTCTCCAGATTTTACTGGAAATCCTACAGCTCCTACACAAT